CCTCAATAAACTCAACTGGAATTTTGCAAAGCAGCAGACCACCGATCTCGATGGAGTCCTTAAAGCGACCTTCTTGGTTGCCCAGGAGAACCACCTCGGGGTGTTCCGAAGCCTTTACAGGTTCCCAACCCTCGCGGAATTTTGAAGAGATGTTTGTGGCATCAGGTGAATTCAGAGTGCTCAGTCGTACCCAACGAAACGCATAACCTGGCTCCGGGTTCGGATCAGGCAGAAGCTGGGGAGGCATCCAACGCTTGGGGCGCTCAGATTTTTCACGACTTCCAATCTCACGTTTTTCACGAATCTGTGTCATTTTCATTTCCTCATTTCATCCGCAACCTTACGAGCATAGAGATCCAAAGGAACTCCTAGCCGCTTGGCGATTTCCACCTGCGATTTGGTAAGTACGACTTTCTTAGGCGCAGTACTCCGCGTTGCCGGTGAGACAACGTTTGATTTCGTCTGCCGAGAGTTAGCATCAGCAGGCTTCCCAGACTCAAACGCATCTGGGAAACGTCCCTGCATGTCAGCGTCGATACGTCGATAGTATTCGTCACTGCCAGCAGGAATTCCTTCCTCAATCAGATCCTCATGCAGTCCTAACGCATAGGACGTCATTCTCTTGTTGGCACCAAACCACTGGTTTCGCTCTTGCCAGGCAAGGAGCTTGGTGTCAACCGGAGCTGATCTCGGTTGTTGGGCGATTTGTACATTAGTTTCATCTTCTTGTAAAGGGGCAGGTCGAAAGTTGTTAACTCTCTCCATCTTCATCTTGGCAGAAGTCAGCTCTTCCTGAGCCGCCACCAGCGCATCAGAGTCCCCAGCTTCGTACGCTTCCTTGTACTTGCGCTTGGCCTCTTCCACTTCCCCATTTACCGTCTTTTTGGCCTGCTCAAGCAGAACATTCTGATTGGCGCTCAGGGAGCCCTTCAGCTTCTTGTTCTCTTCAGCAATGGCCTGGGCAATACGAACAGCCTCCTCACGCTCACGCAACGCGGCCTCTTTGGCCCGGCGCTCTTCGTGGTAGCCCTTCGTGAAATGCTTGATTCGCTTTTGTACGCTCTCGTCGTACTTGGCGATCTCGTCCTCCTCAAACTCCTTGGGAGGCTCGTCCATCGGTTTGCGGTTACGGTCTTGCTCAGGCGTGTCGTCGATGATCTCAATCTCATCATCCTGGGCCTTAACCACAGCACCACCCTTACGAGGATTTTCTGAAGCCTCATCAGGGAATTCAAATTCCACTTTTTCCATTTCAGCCATATTTACTCCTTACGCACGGGAAATACCCCGGGGATCTTGAACCACAGCTTCGACAGAATCATCGTTAATGATCCTGAACTCTTTGCCGTGAATCTTGATTCGAGTCCCAGTATTGGGTCGGACCAATACAAAGTCACCTACCTTACAAGAAGGACCACTCGGGAATCTCTTCTCGTCCTTGTAGGCGTCTGGACCCATCTTGACAACAAACAGTACGGGGGACAAAAGCTCCTCGTAATGCATCGTCTGGCCGGCTTTCACCAAACCAGTATCTCCATACTCTTCTTCGATCTCTGGGAGAACGCACAGGAGATGGTACGTCGCAGGATCAGGCACTTGTTTTGCCTTCTCCTCTGCCGGGGTATTTAATATCCCAGACAAATCAACAGCACTCACATCAAACTCAGTCATTGTCGTAGTCTTTCATTTTTCGCACGAGGTCACCTATTTCAGACTGTGCGGTCAGGAGACCTCGGATAATCCCGCACACCTCTTTGTAGTGATCGTAGGACTTAGCACCACCATCACCCAAAAACTCGACAAGTTCTTTTCTCCGCTCTTCGAGCTTAGAGTTTAGATATTCATACTCGTCCAATTACTCTCCTTTGTTGCGTTTTGACAATGAAGCCATCAGCTGGTCACGCACGCGAAGAGCTGCCTCTTCTTGTTGCTGGGCCAACTTCTGCTCATGCGTTTGCTGAGATTGACGCATCCTCAACGCATGTTCTTCCTGGGACATCTGCATGTCCATCTGGGCCTTCTGAGCTGCAGCCTGCGCCGCGATCATCGGTCCCTGATCTTTGTTCTGAGCCTGCTGAGCCTTTAGCTGAAGCTCGGCCTGCTTGATCTGCAAGTCGCCCTGCACCTTCTGAGCCTTGGTCTGCACCTCTTGTGCCTTGAGTTGGAGCTCTTGCTGCTGCATCTGGATAATCGGGTCTTGCATCTGCTGCTGGGCCTGCTGTTGGGCAGCTTCGCCTTTGTGCATCTGCAGCAACTGCTTAGCGGCTTCGGCCACCATCTTCGACAGCTGTACTTCAACTTGCTCAGGCAGCTCAACATCAGGGGCGGGCATTGTCACACCCATGCGCTCTTGGATCTGATCGCGGTAGCGGAATGCCATGTGCTCAGCAACGTGGGCCATGATCGCACCTTGCATCTGCTGGGCCATCGGCGTCTGGCCAATCTGTCCCATGATCATCGGATCCTGCAGCATCGACGTGTGAACCGCAATATGCGCCTCATGGTCCTGGAAGATAAACGCCTTCGTAGGCTTACCATTCAAAAACGCCATGTTCTCGCTGATCGGATCGCGCGGCTTCATGTCGTCAGCCATCGGGACCAGCTTGTCACCGTTCTTAACACCCAGCACTTCAATCATCTGGCGGTGCAGATACGGCAGGTCATAGATCTGAGGAGCGCCCTGGGCCATTTGCATGACCGCTTGGTACTGCATGATCCGCTGAGCCATCGTCGAGCTGTTGGGATCACTCACCGGGATCACGTCAACCGAGTCATAGTCCGACTGGCGGGCCATACGGTCACCGCTCTCAGGATCAAACTCATATTCCGTCGGGGCATAGTCTCTAATAATTGACTTCAGGAGCTTGAACTCCTGGCGCATCGAGAAATGCACACGCGCCTGAACCGCACTCATCGTCTTGAGCTGGCGCTCCAGCAGGGCGAGAGTCGTACCCACCGGGGCGTTGGCGCTCATGTCGCTGATGTTCATGTCAGCGATAGATCCAAGGCGTCTTGCCTCGTCCGTGATCTTGTCTAACAACCCAGACAGAACCTGACTCGGCTCTTTATATGGCAGAGCCATGATGTTGTCTTTAATTGCGCCACTGGGCACGTCAACATCGCGGAATTCACCAGGGGCAATCGGGGTATCGTCGCCTTTAACCCTCAGTCCTCGGGCTTTAAGACCCCCAGGAAGGTTAGAAAGCGTACCAGCATCCACAAGCTGGCGAATAAGAGCAGTACCGGCGCGAGCATAACCACCAATGAGGTGAATATAGCCAAAACCATAAGCACCAAAGCCAGGGATATAGTCATATTGAACGAAATGCTGGCGCTTGAGCTTGTTTTCATCTTCAGGATCCCAGTTTCTGCGGATGGCCAGCACTTCCATCGACGCCCGGTCGATCGTCACAACATAAGGAAGGGCAACACCGTCCTTATCTTCATACCCAGGCATGTCGTAATCAATATGGATCTCGGCAATCTGGTAACGATCGTCGTCAGTCAGGCTGTAACCCTGCTCTTCAGCCTTTTTCTTCTCCACATCCGTGTGAATCATCACCGGCTCGCCCAGATCTACGTCTCGGTAGAACCCAGCAACCTGTAGTTTCTTCACATCGTTCTTGGTTTTCCTCATCAGATGCGTCACGCGCTCTGAATTACGCACTCCCGTCGAGCCGTAAGGGATGATGATGTCTTCAGCCGGGATAAATATCGAGGTCTGACGCCCCATCCCAGGATCAAAGTAAACTTTCTTAAACGCCGCACCTGCTAAACCCAGGTTAAACAGCATTCTCTCGTGCTCAGGACGGTATTCGCTCATCACTTCTGTGAGCTGGTAGTTCATGTCGTCTCGAACACGCTCAGCAGCTTGCTCTTTCAGACGATCAATCGCCCCAATAATCTCTGTTTTAACAGGCCCAGCTGCAGGAAACGTCTCAATAATCGTCTCGCTCTGGAATCTAACCGCAGCTTCCGTCAATAACGTCGAGAAAACTCCACAAGCACCGTTCCAGGGTTCAGTTCTCTCCTCATATTTCATGCCGAGAACTTCTAAACCCTTCACATACATGTCTACCCAGTCTTTTCTAGAGTCAATATCTGAATCAACTAGGCCCATGATGTCGCCGGCAATCTTCTGAAGAGTCCCATCGTCCATCTCTTCAGCCAGGTTGGCGTCAAATTCACCCTCTTCCTTCTCAGGCATCAGGTCAATTTCCATCC